GAAACGGTCAACACCCAAGGCATCCCGTACTACAGCAAGATCGAGCCGCTGCCCTTCAACAAGGGTGTAGCAGGTGAAGCCCAGTCCAACCCGCTGCACCTGTGCACGCGTCCCCTGGCGCAGATCCTGCTGGAACTCTGATCGTGGCGTTTCGCGATCTGATCGAGGACATCGACGACGTGGTCTTCGAAACCCTGGGCGACTCCGCCCAGATCGAAGGTCGCGACGAGCCGGTGCTGGGCATGTTCATGGCTCCATGGAAGGCGCCGCAGTTTGGCAAGACCCAAACGGCCATCCGAGAGCCGCGCTTTGAGATACGCGTACGTGACTCGGGCGGCCTGAGCAAGGGCCTGCGCGTCACCGTCGATCTGCCGGTTCTGGACGGCGGCGGGGAATATGACCTGCTGCAACTGGAGCCCGGCGGTGATGGTCTGGTGGCCCTGATCTTGAGGAAGCGTCCATGAGTGTCGGCAGCTACGCACAGCAGAAGCGCGACGGCGGATTGATCAATATTCAGCCTTCGCAGGCAGACCTGAAGCGCTTTCAGGACTTCGGCCGGCTGGTTCCAAAGGCAGCAGCTGCTGCACAGCGGCGAGCGATCAACAAAACCCTTGGGTGGCTGCGTACCCACATCGCCAGGGCAGTGGGTAAGCAAGAGCGCATCGCCATTGGCGCCGTCCGGCAACGTTTGCGGGCTTACCCCACCAGCGGCGGTGCGATGCGCGGAAAGTTGTGGTTCGGCCTCAACGCGATTGAGGCCAGCCGCATCGGTCGGGTGCGTCAGACCGGCCGGGGTGTGTCGGTGGCGGGGCGTCGCTATCAGGGTGCATTTTACAAGCAGGTGTACGGCGGTAGCGCCGATATCTGGATCCGTACTGCGAGCAAGCATTTCAACAGCGATGATTATCCTGAGGCGACTCAGGGCCGTCGGCGCAGTGGTTTCGTTGAGGAAAACGACAACCGCTTTCCTCTGGCGAAAGCCAAGGTATCGCTGGAGCAGGCCCGGCCGCACTTTGAGGCGTGGATCAAACGCGCCGATGAACAGTTGCTGGTAGTCCTCGAGCAAGAGCTCAACTACGAACTGCAAAAGTATCTGAAGGGGAGCGCTAATGTCCGATGAACCGTTCAGCCTGAGCCAGTTGTACCAGGCTATCGAGCAACACCTGACGGAGCATCTGTCGGGTATTCAGGCGGTAGTGTTTTGGCCCGATATCCCGGAAAACCAAGGCATCCCTTTGCCTTCGGTGTTTCTCGAAATGGCTGAGTTTGAACCGGGTATCGATATCGGTACCGGCGAAACCAGCCTGGTCTGTAAGTTTGAGGCCCGGATCATCGTTGACCCGATCCAGCCCAATCATCATGAGCAGGCGGTGCACCTGGTGTCGCAACTGGCAGTGCTGCTCCGGCAGCAAAGCTGGGGGCTTGACGTCAACGTCGCGCAATTTGAGCGAGCCACGCAGGACTGGACCAAGCCTGAGCTGGATGGCTATGTCGTGTGGGTGGTCGAGTGGACTCATCAGGTCTATTTGGGGTTGGAGGTTTGGCCTTTCCCTGAAGAGAAGCCGAGTATGCTCAAACTCAACCTGGAGGCATACCGTGCGGGTGATCACCCGGGTGGTGCGCCATGAGCTGGGCCCAGGGCGAACACGACCGCATGATCGCGGCGATGGTGATGCCATGCGTGGTGGTCGGGGTGGACCTGATGGCCCCGGCCGTGCGGGTCAAGTCGGGCGACTGGGTGAGCGCCTGGGTGCGCTGGCACAGCCAGGCGGCAGGCAAAGCCCGGCACTGGCGCGCGCCGAGCCTGGGCGAGCAGGGGATCCTGTTCAACCCCAGCGGCCAGGCCGGGATGGGCACGTTTGTTCCAGGGTTGTACGGCGGCGCCGGTGCTCCACCAGATAACCGCGATCACGTTCAGGTGTGGCGGTTCGATGATGGCGGCTCCCTGGTCTACGACTGGAAGGCCAAGAGCTACACCATCACCTTGCCAACGGGCACGGTGAGCATCAAGGTCGGGGCAACCGAGGCGGTGGTTACGGATAACGCGGTGACGGTCACAACGACCAACATCAAGTTGATTGCAGACGTTGCAATTGAAGGTTCGTTATCCGTAACGAAAGACGTCTCTGTCCTGGGCGCCCTGCATGCAGTGAAAGACATCACCAGTGCCGGCAAGATCCTTGATGCCGGTGGTAACAGCGCGAACCACAAACACTAGCCATTCAATTCTACTGGCCCGCCGCGTGCGGGCTTTTTTGTGCCCGGGGGAAACCATGGCCAAGACTTCTGAAATACCCGTTGCCGGCGCTGGGCCAGGCTCAACGTTTCGCGACAAGCTCTATACCTCGCGCACCCTGATTCTGCCCGACAGCGGCCGCCCTCTGGCGGTTTTCAAGGCGCAGGTGTCGGTACCGGCGGCTGATGCCGAGGCGCTGGAATACCTCAAGGCCCATGAGGAATTCGAACTGCTGCAGGAGTGATCTAGATGATCGGAATGGACCGCCACACCGGCCAGCCCATTTCGGGCCTTGCGCATTTGCGGCAATGCATCGGGGACATTCTGAGCACTCCGCTGGGCAGTCGCCGGCAGCGGCCGGAGTACGGCAGCAAGTTGCGCCGCTACGTGGACTTGCCGGTTAACGAGGGCTGGAAAGGGGCTGTTCAGGCCGAGGCAAGCAGGGCGTTAAGCCGCTGGGAGCCCCGTCTGAAGCTGGAACGCGTGCAGGCCATTTCTGTCCTGGGCGGCCTGGTCAAGATTCAAGTCACCGGTGTTTACCTGGGCGAAAGCGTACTGCTGGAGGTAAGTGTATGAGTATCGTTGACCTGTCGGAGTTACCGGCACCGGACGTGCTTGAGCCCCTGGACTTTGAAGAGGTCTACACGGAATCGCTCGGTGTCTTTCGTGACTTCATGGGCGATAACTGGAGCGCACCGCTTGAGAGTGATCCGGTGGTCAAGTTGCTGGAGGCCGGAGCCTATGCGCGTATTGGCGACCGTGCCCGGGTAAACGATGCGGCCAAGGCGCTGATGCTGGCCTATGCAATCCGGGGCGACCTCGATCAGCTTGGGGCGAACGTCAACACGCCGCGCCTGGTGATCCAGGCCGAGGATCTGCGAGCAGTACCGCCGGTGGAGAAAATCACGGAAAGCGACGATGCCTACCGCGAACGGATCCAGATGGCCTACGAGGGCCTGACGACGGCCGGCCCGCGTAACAGCTACAAGTTGCATGCCCGCAACGCTTCGGCCCTGGTGGCGGATGCGTCCGCTGAAAGCCCGGCGCCGGCATGCGTTACGGTAACGGTGCTGGGCTTGTCGGGTGATGGGACGGTCAGCCCTGAATTGCTGGCGGTGGTCGCGGCAGCGGTCAACGACGAGAACGTTCGGCCACTGGGTGATCGGGTCACGGTGCAAAGCGCCGAGGTGTTGCCGTACCGCGTCGACGCGGTGCTGTACATGAAAGGCCCAGGGCCTGAAAGCGCCGTGGCGCTCGCTGAGGCGGAAAGGCGGCTCGCCGCCTGGATCAACCCGCGCCGCCGCTTGGGTGTCGAGGTAGCGCGTTCAGCTGTGGACGCGCAGGTGCACGTTCCTGGGGTTTCACGCGTTGAGCTGCCCGGGTGGCAGGATCTGGCCCCTACAGAGGCACAGGCGGCGTTCTGCACTGGCTACACCGTCAAGCTTGGGGAGTGACATGAAAAGCTTACTGCCGATCAATAGCACTCAGCTGGAGCGGGCGATTGAGGCGGCAAGCACGGATCAAACCGTGATTCCCCTGCGCTCGCTCTACAACCCCATGACTTGCCCCGTTCATTTGCTCCCCCACCTTGCGTGGGCCTGGTCTGTCGATCGCTGGGATGATCGTTGGACGGAGGCGGCCAAGCGCAATGCGGTACGGGCGTCGTTTTATATCCACTCACGCAAGGGAACCATCGGCGCGCTGCGCCGCGTGGTGGAGCCGCTTGGCTATCTGCTGGAGGTGATCGAGTGGTGGCAGACGGAGCCCGAAGGACCGCCGGCGACGTTCGCCCTGAGGGTCGGCGTACTCGACACCGGCATTACTGAAGAAATGTTCAGTGAGCTGGAACGCCTGATTGACGACGCCAAGCCCGTGAGCCGGCATCTGACGGGGCTCGACATAACGCTCGAAACTCGCGCTAACGCCTATACCGGCTTCGCTGTTTATGACGGTGATGAAATCGACGTTTACCCCTGGGCCAACCCCGATATCGACGTGGTGATTCAAGGCCATGCAGGCGTAAGCGAATACACCCTCGACGAACTGGATGTGTACTCACATGGTTGATAAGAATTCTATTTTTGGCGGCATGATCACCACGCAGGGGGCCGCCAAGAAGACCAACTGCGATGCCCTCGGTATTCCGTGGGAGCCGCGTTACATGTTGATCGGCGATGCCAACGGCACCGATCCGGTGCCCAGTCCTTCGCAGACCAAGCTGGTCAATCAGGTTTATCGCGCGCAGATCAATCAGCTGCGGGTATCTCCGACGGATGCCAATGTGCTGATTGCCGAGGTGGTGTTGCCGCCCGACGTGGGCGGTTGGTGGGTGCGCGAGTTGGCCCTGGAGGACAAGGACGGTGTGTTTTCTGCGGTGGCCAACGCGCCGCCGAGTTACAAGCCAGTGCTGGCCCAGGGCTCGGGGCGCAATCAGGTGGTGCGTATGCACATCATCACCAACGGCACCTCGAACATTCAGCTGAAAATCGACCCGGCGGTGGTGCTGGCTACGCGTCAGTATGTCGATGAGGCGGTTAACGGCCTTCTGCCGGCAAACAAGCCTGCTGGCACTTACACCAAGGTCACGGTCAATGATCGCGGCGTTTTCGTTTCTGGATCTAACCCGACCACGTTGGCGGGGTATGGCATCACCGACACGTATACCAAGGACCAAATCACGGCAATGATCGCCCAGGCCTCGGCTTTGCCGGTGGGCTCGATGATCGGTTTCCCGGTAGACAAAGTCGCGCCGGGCTTTCTGGAATTGGACGGCAGCGTCAAGAGTGCGGCGGCTTATCCAGACCTGGCCACGTTCCTGGGTGGGGCGTTCAACAAGGGCGATGAGGGGGCCGGGTACTTCCGCTTACCTGAATCGCGCGGTGAGTTCCTGCGTGGCTGGGACCACGGGCGCGGGGTTGATGCGGGGCGTGCTGTAGGCAGTCACCAGAAAGGCTCTCTGGTAATGATGGATAATATTTCAGGTGGGCAGGGCCTGATGTCTTCTGCACCGACATCGACGCAGGTTGCGAGCGATTACGGGTTGGACCAGACAAGCAATGCCGAATGGCCAGGCGTCAAGGCGGTGCTGTCGAGCGAGTTGACTCCTTTCTCTCCCTCTTTTGGGGCGAGCATTACTGCCGGTGTTACTCGCCCACGCAACCTGGCCGTAATGTGGTGTATCAAGGCCTGGAACGCGCCGATCAATCAGGGGAATATCGACGTTGCGGCCCTGGCCAGCGAAGTCGAGAAAACCCGGAACCTCTCGATTCAAGGTGCTTACCGGGGAATCCTGCTCTCTGCGCCCGGCGTCGGTTCGATAATCTCGGGCCGCGTTGATCAGGTGATTGTCAAAGATGGGGCCGGAGTGGCGCGTCGTATCAGCGGGCTTTCTGCTGCGATCAATCTGGCTACCGTTGGAGCCAATGGCCTGGATGTCGGGGTATTGGCGGCGTCGAGCTTTTACTCGTTGTGGGCTATCAACGGCGCAGCCCAGGCGTTCATCGCTGCGCTGTGCCCTGTGCTGGCAGGGGCGACCACTGCGGGTTCCGCGGTTGTTACCGGTTTGCCCAGTACCGCGTCACTGCGAGTTGGCATGCAGCTGTCGAGTTCTGCATTCCCTGCCGGCTCGGTTGTGCAAAGCATTGATTCGCCGTCTCAAATCAACGTGAGCGCCCTGGCGTTGATCACGACTGCGGCGGCATCTTTGCGCTTCGTTTATGAGCCGGTGATGCCTGCTGGATACACGTCAAAGGCGCGCGTAGGCATGTTTCTGACGGCGACGAACGGGGTGCCATATGCTTACACGCAGATAGACAGCCTTCTCCTTTTCGATCCGACAGCGGCGTCGAATACGCTCAATTACCCGATGGCTGTGTCAGGTGTCGCAAGTGCGCCTGTGTCTGTTTCGCTCGCGAACCTCGTGCCGCCAACAGCCCGTAAGGTTTCGTTGGTTGCCGGGTGCACGGGTGGCTACGTGGGCTTTGCGCCTGAGGGGTCTTTTGCCTCAACACCTGGCACTGGTTACCTGAGCCCGGCGCAGTTGAACGGATTCCCGTTTGCGGGTGGTTATAACGCCTCTGGTCCTGTGCCTACCGCGCAGGGCGAGTTCATTTTGCGGCGCATGAGCTTCCTGTATTGCGCAACCGCAGCATCGGCTGTTGCACAGGTCATGGGCTGGGAGGACGGGTTATGAGTTTTGCAGTTCGCGATGATGGGATTTATCGCTGCCGGTCTATCGGTGGGCCTGAGGAGCTGTTGCCCGGCGAGGTGTTTTCTGAGGTCTATGTCCCATTGCTTTCGGTTGGTGTTGATGTTGATGCCGAGCGTTCGTGGCGTGATGGGGAACTGGCCAGTCTCATGTGGCTGCGTGAGCGGCACCGTGACCAGTTGGAAATCGGCCGTGAAACAACACTCTCCGCTGAGCAGTTCACTGAGCTGTTGGAGTACATGCAGGCCCTGCGCGACTGGCCACAATCGCCGGACTTTCCCGACATCGAGCAGCGGCCAGTGCCGCCGGCCTGGATCGCCGAGCAAACCCAATAGACGCCCCGCACTGACTGGGCGTTTTCTTTTCCGTTACGCGTAACACGAACAACCCACGGCCTCGCTTATGCGGGGCTTTTTCGTTTCTGGAGATTGCCCTATGAGTTTCTTTCACGGTGTGACCGTCACCAACGTGGACACCGGCGCGCGACCTATCGCGGTGCCGTCGTCCTCGATCATCGGTCTGTGCGACACCTTTACCCCAGGGCCTAAGGTAACCGCCAAGCCTAACCAGGTGCTGCTGATCACCCGCGAAAGCGAAGCGGTGGCGGCCTGGGGTGAGGACGCGGCGATCACCAAATCCATCAAGGCGATCTACATGCGCGCCAAGGCGGTGATCGTGGCGTGCGGTGTCGAGAAACTGGCCACGCCCGCGCTGCAGACCTCGGCCATCATCGGTGGCGTTCTGGCGGATGGTCAGCGTACCGGCATGCAGGCGCTGCTTGACGGTAAGAGCCGTTTCAATGCTCAGCCCCGTTTGCTGATTACCCCGGGTCACAGCGCGACCCAGGCCGTGGCCACGTCGCTCGATGCGCTCGCGGGCAAGTTGCGCGGCCTCGCCATCGTTGATGGTCCGAACACCACCGACGAGGCTGCCATTGCCTACGCCGAAAACTTCGGCAGCAAGCGTGTGTTTCTGGTGGATCCTGGCGTGCAGACCTGGGACACCGGGCTCAGTGAAACCGTGGACGCACCAGCGTCGGCTTGGGTGGCTGGCCTGTTCGCCTGGACCGATAACGAATACGGTTTTTGGGCCTCGCCGTCGAACAAGGAGTTTGTCGGCATCACCGGTACCAAGCGCCCGATTGAGTTTTTGGACGGCGACGCAACGTGCCGTGCCAACCTGCTCAACAACGCGAACATCACCACGATCATTCGCGACGATGGCTACCGCCTGTGGGGCAACCGTACCTGCTCCAGCGATCCCAAGTGGGCCTTTGTCACGCGTGTGCGTACCCAGGATATCGTCATGGACGCGATCCTCTACGGGCACAAGTGGGCGGTTGACCGCTCGATCACGAAGACTTACGTCAGCGACGTGACTGAAGGCCTGGAGAACTTCATGCGCGACCTGAAAAAGCAGGGGGCGGTGATCAACTTCGAAGTGTTCCCGGACGACGAGCTGAACACAGCCAGTCAGCTGGAGCAGGGCAAAGTCTTTTGGCGCATCCGTTTCACCGACGTCCCGCCGGCTGAGAACCCCACTTTCCTCGTTGAAGTCACGAATCAGTGGATCACCGAAGTCATCGAAACCAAAGCCTAAGGAGGCTTCGCAATGTCCATGATTCCCCAAACGCTGTTCATGATGAACATGTTTGTCGACGGCATGA